CATGGTATTCGAAGCGGGTATGGAAAGCGTGAAGCGTCAGCAGCAAGAGGTCAGTCTACAGACGGAGAATGGTGAGCTTGTCCTTGTGCGTGACGAGAACGTCGTCAGGGTAGATTTCGGTAAGAAGCAATGAGACACGAAGAGTACATGAGGAAGCGCATGGAACAGGAGAGTTTACAGGGTATGGCAAACGCGGCGTGGGTGAACAGTCATAATGATATGGTCAATTCGCCACCTCACTACAATCAAGCAGGGGTTGAGTGCATCGAAGCCATACGTGCTGCCACAGACGAAGGCTACCAATACTACCTGCAAGGAAACATAATAAAGTACCTGTGGCGTTATCGTTACAAGAACGGCGTCCAAGACCTAGAAAAGGCGAAGTGGTACTTAGATAAACTCATAGGGGAGATAGAAGATGAATAACATGTTGCCTACGCCGTATCAGCAATTCATACACAAGTCACGTTACGCACGCTGGCTCGACGACGAACAGCGCCGTGAGAACTGGGACGAGACTGTCGAGCGTTACCTGAAGTTTATGATCTATCAGGTTAAGGGTAAGCACAACTTCGACATGTCAGAGGCGGACATCACAGACTTGCGCGATGCTATCTTGGGCTTGGAAATCATGCCGTCGATGCGTGCGATGATGACTGCAGGTCCGGCTCTCGCTCGGGACAACATCTGTGGTTACAACTGTTCGTACATTCCTGTCGACAGCGCGCGTGCCTTCGACGAGTGTATGTATATTTTAATGTGTGGTACGGGCGTAGGTTTCTCTGTTGAGCGTGACAATGTAAATAAGCTACCCGTCATCAGTGATTCGATGAACGAGTCTGACACGGTGATTGTCGTCGCTGACTCGAAGCCCGGATGGGCGAAGGCGTACCGTGAGCTTGTCGCTCTTCTCTATGCCGGTCAAGTTCCGCAGTGGGACTTGTCGAACGTACGTCCGGCGGGTTCTCGCTTGAAGATCATGGGAGGACGGGCATCCGGCCCCGGCCCTCTTGAAGACCTGTTCACGTTTACCGTCGAGCTTTTCAAGAAGGCGGCAGGACGCAGGCTCTCCCCTCTCGAATGTCACGACTTGATGTGTAAGGTCGGACAAGTCGTTGTTGTCGGCGGCGTACGTCGCTCGGCGCTGATTAGCTTGTCTGATCTCGACGACGACGAGATGCGTCACGCTAAGTCGGGTGAGTGGTACAAGAGTGAGAAGCAACGTAACATGGCTAACAACTCCGTCTCGTACGAACGCCGTCCACAGATGGGTACGTTTATGCGCGAGTGGCTGGCTTTGTACGATTCGAAGTCAGGAGAGCGGGGTATCTTCAATCGTGATGCAGCGGATAAACAAGTTGCTCGTAACGGTCGGCGCGAAACAGGACACATGTGGGGCACAAACCCATGTAGTGAAATCATCCTGCGTCCGTATCAGTTCTGCAACCTGTCAGAGGTTGTTGTACGAGAGAGCGACACACTCGACTCTTTGAAGCGCAAGGTGCGTCTCGCTACGATCTTGGGCACGATGCAGTCGACACTTACAGACTTCAAATACCTGAGAAAGATATGGAAAAAGAATACAGAGGACGAGCGTTTGTTAGGCGTATCCTTGACTGGTATCATGGATCACAACGTCTTATCAAAGGCCGTAGATTCCCCCCGGTGGCTCGAAGAGATGAAACAAGTCGCCGTCGATACAAATCTCAAGTATGCCCGGATGCTTGGAATCCCACAAAGCGTTGCCATTACGTGTGTCAAGCCGTCGGGCACTGTGTCACAACTTGTCGACGCCGCTAGTGGTATTCACGCACGACACAGCGGACACTACATTCGTACGGTGCGGGGTGGTAACGAAGACCCACTCACTCGCTTCCTTGCAGAACAGGGCATACACAACGAAGCTGAAGTCGGCAATCCGGACACGACTACCGTGTTTTCTTTTGCCATGAAGTCTCCGGGCGGAGCTATCACGCGGCATGCCATGACTGCTGTCGAACAACTCGAACTGTGGAAAACGTATGCGACACACTGGTGCGAACACAAGCCGTCAGTGACGATCAGCGTAGCCGAACACGAGTGGATGGAAGTGGGCGCGTGGATATACACGAACTTCGACATCGCATCAGGCGTGTCGTTCCTTCCGCGTGACGATCACGTCTATCAACAAGCGCCGTATCAGGACATCGAGCCTGACGAATACAGTGAGTGGCAGGAACGCTTCGGCACCCTGTCTATCGACTGGGACGCCCTTTCCGAATACGAAAAAGAGGACAACACCTCCGGATCAGGAGAGTTGGCGTGTACGGCAGGTGCGTGTGAGGTTGTAGATATATGATCGAGGTTCCTATCACTCCTGACTTGCTGCGTCGTGCCCAACGAAAGACTGCCCACGTAGGCATCCTAGAGGGCAGTATAACGGGCAGTACAAGTCACGTGGTAGGGGCACTAGGGGAGCTTGTCGTAAGCGACCTCACGGGCGCTCTAGAGGCGAATAACAGGCATTACGATCTGCTGCTAGACGGCAAGCGCATCGACGTGAAGACGAAACGATGCAACACGAAGCCGCGACCGCACTACGATTGTACAATACCCGCGCACGGAACGAAGCAAGACTGCGACTCGTACGTATTCGTACGTATCAAGATCGACGGTTCGAAGGCGTGGATTTTAGGGGAGATTGATAAACGTACGTTTTACCGCAACGCGAAGTTCTATCGTCGTGGTGACATCGATCCGGACAACGGATTCGTATTCAAGGCGGACTGCTACAATCTTCCAATAGAGGAGCTAAACGATGTTTAAGGCAATAGTCATGGTATGTTCTGTATACTTACCAGACGGACCCTGTTTCAATTTTATAGATGAATGGGGGCCGTATCGTACAGAAGAACGATGTGAGGAGCGTGTGATGGAGATGACAGAGGCTATACTCTCCGTACCTAAAGCTCTTCCACCACCTCATGCGTACTCATACAAGTGTGAAGTAGTGGGAGAACAGTTATGAAGGCGCAACTGTTTTCTCTTACGGCACACCTACGACAGGACGGCAACGTCGAACTCAACAAGGAATCGGTGCGCCCGGAAGACCTAGAAAAAGAAATGGACACGGGAGTGCCTGCCTATGAAGGCACACACTCTATCGTGTCCTTGTTACGTTATTTGAACTCGTCTGCTGACGAGATTATAGATAAGTCAGTGAAATACGTCTGACTACTTTTTCATTTTCGCACCCGCGATACGGTCTGCTACTGTAGGCTTGGGGTTGTTATCTACCCCCGCTTTCACACTCAACATACCGAACGGCATATCTCCACTAGCCATCGGCATCGGTGACATAGCGGACATGGCTGTCTGCTGCTGACGCTTACGCTGCATGTTTTGCTGTGTCGGGCTTGCGGTCATCATACCGCCAGCGGACGCTTTCTTTCGTTTCTTCTTAGCGATGCCACCATACATCATCGGCTTGCGCTTGGCTGCACCACCATACATCATGGCCTTGCGTTGGCCGTTGTTGTACGTTTTCATTGAGCATACATCCTTTCTACTTCTTCTGTAACTCTTTCACGACGCTTTTCTTTTTGTTTCGCAGTTATTTCAGAGAGCGTTTCAGTTTGTACTTCTTCCGCCCCGGCGATTTCAAGAAGTGCATCTATAGCTGGCAGATCACCCTCACTTGTAATCAGGTCTCTAGCTATGTAATTTTTAATCCGTAATCCCAGAAGCTGTAATTCACTTCGGGTAATTTTATCGCCCTCGAATACTCTACGCATTATGCGTGCTGCTGATTTATCTGACAAAGCAAGACCTATCATGCTTTGATTTCTAAGAAGCATAACACGACCGCCTACCTCTGCAGCGACGTAGGGTATGCTGACCATGCCTCGTGCTAGGTTGAATGACTTAGAAAAGACATTGTCGAGGGTCATAGCTCGTATATCAGGAGATATCCTAAATCCTGCACCCTCTCCCAAAGCTATACGAGAATACCTAGCAAGGAGTTTCATATCATTGAAGTGATCGTCTCCTAAGACGAAACGCATCACCTCGCCCTTTTCTCCGGCGGTAAATTCTAACAGTTTTTCAGGCTCACGAAGAATGACATCCATACCTGTGATGTCTCCTTGTCGTGTCCCCATGCTAGATTTTACATACGCATCGAACCCCTGTTGATACATATACGCAAGATTCCGACGTACGTCATCTCTGTTCATTCCGTTGTTTACGAAATATTCTACAGTGCGTTCGAGACTTTCTGGAGTGGCTCGTAAGAAGACAGCGTCGAAAAACTGTTTAGGGTCGCTGGCTAAATCACCGTACGTACCCATCTGTTTCAGCGACTGCTTAACTGCGTCTTCTTCTCTTCGTACGGCAATATTAAATTCACTGTTAGCGTCATTCAAGTCAGTGCGAAGAGATTCGTACTCTCGTCTTGCGTAAACGTCATTCTTCATAAGATCATCCACATCGCGAGTAGAACCGACGATGTTGTCTACCTTAAAGAAAAACCGTCTTTGATTTTCACCCACTGCATCTGATATGTCAAAAGTGGGGGGTGCGACAGGAGGCCCGACGCCTATACGCCCCCTATCTTCGTTGAGGAATTTCATAAGCCCCTCTTCGGAAGTAGGAATTGGGACGTGATATTCTACATCCGCATTCGAACCCCCTCTGACGGGCACAGACATCATCTTCTCTACTTCGAACAATCTCTGGGCACGACTGAAATCATACTGATTACCCGATGCTAGACGGGCTACCGCGTCCGGTCTGGTGACGAGTCCGTACGTCTGTCTTTCTATCGAAGTCTGTAAATCCTCTAATTGAGCTTGATATTTCGCGTTGAGTCTTTTGGACACTAGCATCTCAAGAATGGTGCTTCCTGTGTCTGCATTGATCCTTCGACGCTCATCAGACAAATCGAAACCGAATTCGGCTCCGCCTAGACGATTGCCCCCTGATAAAAATCCGACGACGTATTCTTTGTGATCTAAAATAGCGCCTTCTATGGTCGCACGTTTGCTCGGATCAGTTTCTACTACAAATTCTGCTATAGAATCTGCTAACTGAACGAAGGCTTTCATCGGGGTCATCCCTTTTTTGTAGAGATGTTTACCTTGTCGAGGAGTCACTGCTTCAGAATTTCTGCGTACAACTACCGTGTCTCCTGCCAAAGTCCCCTTGTCCGTTTGCATTCCTACGGTCTTTTCCCAGTTCGAACGTGCGCTCACAGTCATATCGTAGAGGGTTTGATCCGCAGCTTTGATAGCGTCGTTTATAATCGGCGTATATTTCGTGTTCAGGTCTTGCAAAGTCATACCTGAAGTGTCCATTTCATAACGTCGAAACGCTCTATATAATTCTTCTGCTTCGCTAGGTGTTGCCCGGAATAGGTTGGCATCCGGGTCATCTTTCATCAACTTCAAAGCAAAATCTAAGAAGTTCGTTTCGCCGGATGTATTCATCATTTCGATGACTTCATCCCCATACTCTGCAACCAAGCCTCGTTCTGCTGCGTTTTCGAATACT